GCGTTGTGTCATAATATCTTCCAGAGGACGTGCTCGCTGTTGGGGGATCACCAACTCTGGAAAATCTAAACAATGATCTTGGATCAGCCGAATCTGGATTTATATTGTTGTAGAATTGGAGCAGTTTGCTAGCTCCTCCTGTTATGTTACCTGCTGTACCTGTCATGGCTGTCAAATAAGCGTCAGCGAATTTTGTCATGTCCATAATTAGATCAACCCCTGTACTGTCAGCTTTGTCTATCCAAAACAATGGGCCATTGGTATCTCCTGTAATAGTTGCATTAAGTGACACCGGACCAGAACTCGGGATGGCTAAAACTGCAGACTGCTCTGCATTTCTACGAGCAACTGATGGCGTAGGGGGGATTTGTGGAGTGAAAAACTCAATATCGTACTCAACATACAATTCTCCAAGCGTAGTTGGCGCAGCTGGAGTGTTTTGAGTTGCGATTTGCAGGTTGCCGACATCATATGTTTTAATGTCGGTAGTAGCTGGGTTAGCTGTTGCACGAACGTAGCGTTGCACACCAAATTTGCGTAAGTCAGACTTAAGAGCATCAAATCTAACCTTGGACCAAGGTGATGATCTGACTGCTGATCGATAAGACATAAGCGCAGTTTTGGTAGCTGGTGGTGAATCTGCTGCATCGTAATCAACTGCCATCATAACGGAGCCAGGAGTCGTAGTAGGGCAAATGGGTTCATAGACATAATGTAAACGCTTAAACAGGTAAGACTCAAACCTGCTAGCAATAGCCGAGAGCCACGGGAACGATGGTGATAGACCAGGATTGACGCTAATAGTAGTATTCCTAAAATTGCTATCGCTTGAGCTAATATCCTGGAGATACTCCCGATGAGACACAACAAACCCTTTAGGAGTTTGACGAATCTTTGGCGCATTTGTTCTTGTTATTGTTGTTATGGCTATTGGCGCTGTCTTTGTTTTGTTGTTATTGGTCGCCCGTTTTTGTTTAGGTTTAGCCTGTTTAGATTGGGTGTTAGGCATAGTGCTAATTTAAAATGAATTTTTTGTATTTTGCGAGAAATTGTTTGAGATCTTGGGTTGATCTTATTTTCCCGGTCAATTCGGATTCCCATTGTAGTTGTTGATCAATGGTTATACCGAAGGCCATCTCAAAATCACATCTGGTCTCAGACGATATGTTTTTGACCTCTGATAGATTTCCGGAGTGCTTGGCCGGGATCTTGTCGACCGATCCGAGAGGTTTGGTTGTTCCCGCTGTTGACAAAATATACAGAGATAGAGCTTGCATGACTGGTACACCAGATGATATGGCTAGTTCACACAGTCCTGTAGATAATCTGAATCTGCTGGCACACTTGTAGAATTTTGAATCACAATAGCTAAGTCTCGACATTGATCTTATAGGAGACTTAACCATAAACCACACTAGCTCCTGGTTTCGCATCACTCTGATGGGAGAGGCTTGGCAATAGCTAA